GAGATTATTTATTGTGAGTGAATCGTTAAACAGAATACTAAAAAAAGATAAACCTAAAGCAGATATAGTTAAGGGTATGACTAAAGCATTCTTTAAAAAGACAAATGCTGATGAAGCTGTAATATCTATTAAGCCTAATAGTTACACTAGAACATCACAACAAAATCGCTTGTATCACAGTCTTGTCGACCAAGTGAGGTTTGAAACTAATAATACTAAACGAGCTATAAAGATATATTGTCAGTCAGAATTTCTTGAGACTAGAATTGAGGAAGTTGCAGGTAAGAGTAAAGTAGTGCTAAAATCTACAACAGAGTTAACAACTAAAGAAATGGGATTGTTTTTAGATGATGTCATAGCTTGGGCAGAAAATGATTTAGGAATGCAACTAAACCTGCCTGATGATTGGAGAGAGTTAATTAGCTAGGGCATTTTTTATTTCTACTACAGGTAGTGCTTACAAAATACTGGGTGTCCTAACTAATTGGAGATGATATGGGAAGTCAAATAGGGTTGTACGATAGAATCCACGCTAAACGTAAAAGAATTAAAGCAGGTAGTGGTGAGACAATGAAACGTAAAGGTGCTAAAGGTAGACCAACTGCCATGAACTTCAGACAAGCCGCTAAGACTGCAAAGAACAGAGGTATTGGATAATGGCTAGACCCACAATATATACTGTGAAGCTTGAAGACAGAATGCTAGAAGAGATAGCTTCAGGTAGAAGTGTCATCAGTTTGTGTAGAGAGGAAGACTGGACACCGAATGCAGATACTTGGTATCGCTGGATGTATAAGATAGATGGATTATCCGATAGATACACGCGCGCGAAATCAATCAGCTCAGAGTTTCATGCTGACCAAATCTTAGCTATTGCAGATGAAGCAGACAATCAGACATTTCAGGTTGCACGCTTACAGATAGATGCAAGGAAGTGGGTAGCCAGTAAGCTCGTGCCTAACAAGTATGGTGAGAAGTCACAGATAGACCACACAAGCTCAGACGATTCTTTAAAAGCTCCTACTGTTATTAGATTAGTTAGCAAATCAGATGGCTGAGGTTGTTGAAGACATTCAGCTCCCGGATAAGTTAATACCTGTCTTTGAAGGAACAGCGCGGATTAGGGCATGCTACGGAGGCAGAGGGAGTGGGAAAACCACCAGTTTTGCTTTGATGAGCGCAGTATTTGGCTATCGTTGGGGTAAGAGCGGCATTCGTGGAAGCATCCTTTGCGGTAGAGAGTTTATGAACTCCCTTGGTGAGTCATCTATGGCTGAGGTTAAGTCTGCTATATTGTCTGTGTCATGGCTTGCTGACTATTACGAAATCGGAGAACGCTTTATTAGGTCTAAGGATGGAAACATAACCTACGTGTTTGCCGGTCTAAGACGTTCATTGGACAGTATTAAATCACAGTCAAGAATCCTTATAGCTTGGGTAGATGAAGCAGAACAAGTAAGCGGCAGAGCATGGGATTTATTGTTGCCTACAGTACGTGAAGAAAACAAGAGCATAGGTTTTTCTTCAGAGGTATGGGTAACGTGGAATCCTGAGTCAAAGTACAGCGCAACTCATGAAAGATTCAGACTTAACTTTCCAACAGACTCAAAGATAGTACAGCTCAACTACCAAGACAACCCATGGTTTCCTGATGTACTTGAAGCTCAAAGAATAGAAGACAGAGAGAAGAGACCTGACCAATACGAATGGATTTGGGAGGGCGGTTTTTTGGTTTTTACCGAGGGCAGTTATTACAGTAGCGAATTACGCAGAGTTAAAGATGAAGACAGATTAGGCACAGTAAGATACGACAGGTCAAAAGGTGTAATAACGAGTTGGGATTTAGGTGTGGGCGATTCAACAGCAGTCATATTCTCCCAATTTATAGGAGCTGAGGTTCACATCATTGACTATTACGAAGCATCAGGTGCAGGTCTTGAGCATTACGTAAAGATGCTACAAGATAAAGGGTATGTATACGACCAACATATATTCCCACATGATGTCAGAGTCAGAGAGCTTGGCTCAGGTAAGAGTAGGATTGAGATGCTTGAAGACCTAGGAGTCCATAACATTGAGATAGCACCACAGCTATTGATTGATGATGGCATACAACAGGTTAGAACTCTGCTTGATAAATGTTACTTTGATGAAGCTAAAACTGAGAAGCTATGGGATGCGCTTAATAATTACTCACGTGATTGGGATGAAAATGGTAAAACATGGAGAATGAGACCTAAGCACGATTGGTCAAGTCATGCTTGCGATTCGATGAGGTATCTCGCTGTAGGCTATCAACCATTCAACGAGAACTGGGATAAACCAATGAGACGTAAACTAAAAGGTATTGTATGAGCGGAATATTTGGCGATGTTTGGAATAATGTTTTAAAGCCTGAAATTAAAGGCGTACTAGATTACGTATCAACAACAAAAGAAGTAGAATTAGGCGCTGACTTCGATGTATCTAAAGCTGTGTTTAATTCAATGCCTGATATGATTGAAGAAGGTCAAGGATTCAAACAAATAATAGAAGACCCAATAACATTTGGTAAAGCTATGATTGATTTAGAGTCAGGTATTCTTGGACATCTAGCTCCTAATGCAACTGCTAAATTAGATAGTTTGTTTGGTTATGAGGGTAGAGCCGATGCAATGGATTTAGCATCACAAGCTAAAGCAGACCTAATTAAAACATATGGCACATACGATGCCTTTAAAAAAGAATTTAATGAAAAACCAGTATCAACTGGAGCAATGGTTCTTGGTGTTGGCTTAGGACTTAAAGCCGCTACTAAACTTGCTGCTCCAAGCATGAGAAAAGCATACAATGAATTGGAGCTTCAGGTCTCACAAGGCATGGATACTATTGCAGATATTGGACAATCAGTAGACGAAATCTACAGTCAGAACATGGGCATGTCTAGATTGATTGGACACCAAGGTAACAGCACAGGCGCAATCTTTAGAGAATTAGACATGAATAAGGTTGGGTCTAACACAGGCAATTCAGTAGAAGGTCATGGCATATACATTAGCGGACAAGAAAGAACTGCGAAACAATATGCAGGTAGAGACGATGATATGCTTGAAGAGTTTAATACCTTAATGGAACTAGAAGAAAACCCTATAACAAAAGAAGTATTAGACAGAGCGGCTAGTGGTTATTACCCTGCAACAATACGCACAGACATGGCAGGTAAATTGACAGACCCAAGAGATATGGCAGTCTTTAATAAAGCTATGGCAGATGTTGAAGCAAGATATGACACAGCGACAAATCAAATATATGAAATTGATTTAAATGATGAAGCTGTAGCAACATTTATAAATAGAGATGCTACAAAGCTAAACCAAACGCCTGCTGTACAAGCCGAGATGAATAGACTAGGCTTACCTGATGATGCAGATGGTGCAATGTTGTATGCAAAAATTAGAAATGAAATGTTAGATGAAATAATGATGAAACCTAACATGAGTATTCTTGGTCTAACTAGAAAAGCAGATAAGATGGCGTCAGAATATTTAAACATGCAAGGTATCAAAGGCATGTCATTCTTAGACAGATTTGGAACAGCGCGTAATCTAAGGGAAGGTTTAGAAAAAGGTGACCCACGTAATTACGTTATCTATGACACAGACTTTGCTAAAGTACAGAAAAGACAGAACATAGACATAGACAAAAATACACCAAATAAAGAAGGTGAGTCGTATTCAGTAGAAGGCATATTAGACCCAAGATTTGCTACAAGAAAGTCTGATAAAGATGCGGCTGTTGCAGGTGTTTTAGGAGTAGACACTAAAATACAGGGTGAAAGTAATATATTTATACCTGACATAGACCTAAGAAACTTAGAAGGATTCTCCTTTGTGTCCAGTTACGCAGATTTATCTCGTGCAGGTGGATTCTTGACACATGTCAATGGCACGAAGTTTCCAAACCCAGTAGCAATGAAAGGCGGTCAAGACTTTATGGTGTTACCTGAGAATGTAGACAGAAACCTGTTATGGGCATCACACAGAGATGCAACTGCCGCTATCATTAGACAAGCCGGAGAAGCTAGAAAACTGACAGGCGCTGACCCTTTATACTTGCCATTTAGAATGTCTCCTAAAGGATTAGACTTTAGCCATCAGACAACAGACACAATGTTGCAGTCAGCACTTGCAGGACTAAATAATGCACAGCTTAAACATCTTGATAAATTAATCAAAACAACCTCTAAAGATTTAGAGACTGGACAATTAGTCAACAAGAATTGGAAAGGTATTAAATCAGACAATCCATTAAAAGGAACAACAGGAGCTGAGAGAAAAGCTATAGCTAGTATCATTGACGTAAACTTTAGAGCCAACAGAGGCATATATACTAAGGGTCAAGACAATGGTGTGCTGTCATACCCACAAGCTAGAATAGCTAACACAGACCCTAAACAAATTAATGCTACAGAAGGCACGCTACAAAACATAGGACAGCTTGATTTGTCAGATAACGTTGCTAATCGCTACAGTAATCATGAAAGCTACAACACAGGAATGGCAGGTCAGCCTGTAGGTAGATTTACACAAGACTTACATTTACTAGATTTAGTCACAGACATTAGAAACAATGCAGGTGAGGTAATTACAAAAGATAATATCACTCCTCAGAACATTAGAAAACTACAAATGATGAAACCACCAACAGGTGTAATTACACATGACCTATTGATGAGTCTTGAAAAACAAGGGTTACTTTAATAAATAATGATATACTATTGCTAAATTAGACAGGAGACAGCATGGACGAAGATGAATTGACAAGACAGAAAATTGCAGAACTGTTAGGCATTGCTCCAATGAAAAAAATGTCAGAAGGCGTTATGGCTGTAATGGACACTCCTGCAAATAGAACACAAGATGCTCACCGAGAAAAATACCTTATGGATATGTTCTCAGGCAAAAACCCTGACACAGGTGAAGGTTTCTTAGAGCCTACTGTATCAGCAACATCAGAAAAAATGAAGATGCTTGAAATGGTGGCACAACAAGCAGGAATGACAGTACAAGAATATTTAGCTACCGGTTCAGGAGCTAGAGGTTTAGCAACACCTGCAATGCGTGATTCGTTTGTTGAACAATCTACATCAGCTAACTTAGGTTTTAGTGGTGAGCGTGGCTTTGATAATCCGGCAATGCGAGATAATGCACAAGCTGTATTGTCTAGACTTAGCGAAGCTGAACTAAAGGATGTTATGGAAATATTGCCACAGCTTAATGCAGAACAATACCAAGCATTTATTGCAGGACTTGAAAATGGTTCTATTAATCCAAGTGGCTATGAAGTACAAAATCAAGACAGATTGAGGATGTACTAATGGCTTTATCTAATTACACAGGACTAAAAGCTTCTATAGCTGACTTTCTAAACAGAGATGACCTTACAGCAGTAATACCTGACTTCATTACATTGGCGGAGGCTCAGATAAACAGAGACATTAGACATTTTAAGATGGAAGCAAGGTCTAGTGGTCAACAAGATGCAGGTGACGAGTATATGCAAACTCCTGCTGATTGGATTGAAACAATAAGATTACATCTTACAGGCACAGGCACTACAGTAGTTAACCTTGTCTCTAGAGATGCTATGGCGGATAAAAGAGCCGCTAACGAGAATGCCACAGGCACACCTCGTATGTACACACACGCAGATGGACAATTTCAATTGTACCCAACTCCGGAAAACGACACAGACTTTGAGTTGCTTTACTATCAAAAAGTACCATCCCTTAGTAGTAACTCAGATAACTGGCTTTTGTTAGAAGCACCTGATGTATACCTCTACGGAGCGTTATTACACTCAGCACCGTATTTAGCAGAAGACCAAAGGGTAGCAGTTTGGGCGCAGATGTATAGCGCTTCAGTTGCTAGATTAAATGAATATTCTGACCAAGCACGTTATAGTGGGTCAGGGTTAACACTTAAAGTGAGAGGATTAGTATGAGTTTTACTAACTTTTTAGAAACAGAGATACTAGACCATGT